GTTGTGTATTAGTAGGTAGGTTGAAACTCAATGAACACGCGTATACCCAATGCGCATTCTGAGGGTTGACATTTGTGGACTAGCAGCACATCTGTAAATACAGACTTCGGGGGAACGCCCCATGCGAGTCTCGCCGAGATCCCTAACAGTATGATAAATGTCAATTACACACTGCTGGTAACTATCTCGTTACGCCTACATTTTGGTTTTTCCAAAAGGAGGGACCTTATAGGTTAGGCCCCATGGTGTGCGCACCTAAGCTGCGCACTGCTGGCAACGTCCATCCTCGCTGTAGTCCTTACTACTCTCGAGGTAACGCTGTACTAGAGCATCATACGATTGAAACCCACCAAAGTAGGGCGTCAACTCACACTGCTCAATGACCTTCTCAAACACCGCCTTCCGTTCCTCAAAACGCGAACGGCCGTAATAGAAGTACTCACGCAAAGCACCATCCAAGGAATCCACCGCCAACTTCTCGTTGCACACGGTGTCTGAAGGAAGGTGGTACAAAAGCCCCTTCTCGATGGAATCATGTTCCAAACGAGCAACAAAAGAACCAACATCGGCATTATACACCCAGGCGCGTTTCAAAAACGTAATATCCTGGATATCCACGAACGGGATGCTTTCTGATTCTTTGTCAGGCATGGTGTACACCACTCCAATCTTGGCTAATTCTCTCTGAATCACGCCATGATCAAAGTTTTCCACCAACGGGCTCACACCCATGGCATTATCATCACCATAAGTGATGAGTGCGCAGTAGTCACGGAACTTAATAAGCTCGTGGTCACTTTGCCGCCACGCATACCGTACATACAAACTGTTAGCAATACAGTTAATAATGACGGTAAGGATGTGTCCCGAAGGATTTGATCCCCAAAACTCGACAAGATCTCCGTCAAAGTCAGTCAGCGCGAACACAATGTCCCACTTCATGGTCATGACTGTAAGCATCTGCTCCTCCGTATATCCAGCTGCGCGCAATATCTTTTCAAGGACACTGAAAGCAGCTAACATCATGGCAGGCGACATCTTCTTGTCAAATTTGGAATAATCTCCAGCAATCAAACGTTTTTTGCCAAACTTAGTGAGCCAGTGGTAAAACTGACACCACTCAAGAGAGGTTGCATTTGTGCCGGGGGCTGCCTCAAAAACGAACTTGTTCTTCTGGATGCAACGCACCAGTCCCAAAAAGTACTGGCGCATCAACAAACCCAACGGACAATTGCCCGCGGAAAACAAGCGC